ATAAGGGTGTGATGTTCAGCAATGAGATCGTCGTTGAGTGTAGCACGGAGATAGCGTCCCTTGGAAAGTTCGAGTTGGATAAAGGGTTTAATATCCATGCTAGGTAATGTCAAAGAAATTCGTTCCATCGTAGGAAATCCATTTCTTATGAGCTCCGGCACCAATCGTGGTGGCCGTATCTACGCCGGCTCCCAAATCATCTCCTGATGCAGGGAACACTTGAAGCGTTTGTGCCCCATTGTTGATGATCGTTACCCACAGACCCGCTATTGCACTAGGGAGTGTGACCGTATCATTCGCATTCGCACAGGTGGATACTTCGTTCACTTCAGATGTGAGCGGTTGTTGTCCTTGCGTTTGGGTGGTCGAGGCCGTAATACCTGCTGTCACACTATGTCTGACAAAGCTCGTCGCACTCAGCACAATATCTCCACTATCCACTTCGATGGCTCGATAATCAGCCGCATTCGTCACCGTATGTGCAACATGAATGCCTCGTGTAATGCCACTCCCTCCTCCGCTCTGGTCAATCTCACCATCAATCAATAACGAACTAAACGCATTGGAACCACTCGTTTGTGTAAAGTCATTTTCGTCATGGAACGACGAAATTTCAGAGATTACCGTTGCACCTTTATCACTGCCTCGTGCCCAGAAGTCTGCAACGCTATGGGCTCCGCCTCGAACCTGCGTGAGATTCGTGCCCGTCAACAATGACCGACAGTACACGTCTGCCCATCGACGACTTGATGAGCCAAGGTTAGCACCAAGGGGTGTTTGTGGGGCGATGGTTCCAGACCCAGATCCCCCGTCCGTACAGTACACCACGCCCGCTCCCCCGTAGAGCAGTCCCGCATCACCCGAAGCCCAGGTAAACTGGGCGGTATCAGGAGCCACATAGTTCCCATTACTTGTCACCACCCCTGCATTGGTCACATTAAATTGACTCGTACTGCCAACCCCTGCCCACAGGAGATAGCTGGTCCCAGGACTGGCCGTATCGGTTTGAACAATGCGTAGTCCATAGTCATCCCCGCTGGTCGCTTTATTGACGGTATATTCAATATTTAAAGCATACTCATCACCTGTAGGATCACTGAGTGTTCCCGAAATAGTCACGGGTACGACTAATGAACTCGCCGTAATATTTCCAGCAATTAAATCTCCGAGTCCGGTACTTCCATCAGTAATTTTTAAAGTATTCACCGAGTCACGTTCCATCCCTAAATCTTTGGCCCCAGTTTCCACAGTACTGGCTGACCAGAGAATTTGTTTCGCACTGCCAAAGGTCAAACCTGTACTACGGAGCCCCCACGAAAGCACCGAAGCTTGGAGTACATCGTTTTGCGCTTTCACATTTCCAAAGGTAGTAATGTCATCGACACGAATATCGGCATACTCCACATCATCCCCGCGCCGAAAGGCGACTTCCGTGCCATTCTCAAAATCAATCCGCACGCCATCGCTACTTTCAGGGCCTAAAATCAAGGCGCCGAATCCCAGCGCATCATCGGTGAGGATTTGAAACTCTCCGGTATCGGGGAAGGCGAGCTGAGAACCTGTTGAATTATGCTGAAGATAGACCACATCAAAGGCAATATTCCCCAAAGTCCCATGCGAGGTCGAGGACAGACGCAAGTTGCCACTGGCGCTATCACTCCCCGCAATGCGAGGCACGCGAAGATAGTTGCTGGTATCGTTCCAAAACAGATTGGCGTTATCTTGCGCCAGATCGGAAGACGCATCCACGAACAGGACCGACCCCGCCGTGCCGCTCCCAATAGGATCTCCAACGCTCACCCCACTACCTGCAAGCGCGAAGGTCTGATCAAACAAATGCGGTTTCCCTTCCAGAAGATTGAGCGTGAACGTGGCCATGCGTGGAGGTTACGACAAAAAACTTAACGCATCAGGAATCGTCATCCGCACCCCGACGAGCCCGACGAGGGCTGTGACGAGGAAGAGGACGGTGTAAAACAATACCTTGCGCATGAGGTCGAGGGAGATCAGGCTCTTGGAAATGTTATCAGATAATGTCAGACGAAAGGCCCCTTGTGCCGCTTCGTGATTTCGGAATCGTTCTTCCATCCGTGTGAGCAGTTCCGTTTGCTTCTCTAAGACGGACGCAATGCGTTCCGTGGAGTGCTGCGTACTTTCGATGTATTTGAGTAAGGCGGTGTCTTCGGCCATAGGGCTTGACTGTGATATATGATTATGATAGGCTAGGAACGCTTTAGCATTAACGTCCAATGTATGAAGCAATTATCGATTCGGTCCGCCCAGGTGGGCTTTTACTTGGCCTGTGCCTTTGCCGCAACCTCGATTTATGATGTCTTCTGGAATGAAGACGGGGCAGCGTTCGTCACCATGGCGATGGCGAGCCTCTTTCTCGTACATCTCTACCATGAGGCGGAGGTAACCACCTGGCCGTTCTGGACGGTGGCCTTACTCCTCCTTGGTCTGGGCATTTTTGCAGGGTTTCTCTTCACAATCATGGGCGCACTGCAGTGAAAGATGCCATCTTATTTTACCATGTATGCGACTCATTCTTCTCATGATTAGCCTGATTAATTATCGTTTATGTCAAGTTTCAAGGGGGGAGTGGAGAGGGGGAGTACAGGTATCGGATGGCTCATCCTTGGAATAATCCTTGGGATAGGACTACTGATGAGCTTGCATCAGGCCGAGGGGCCAGATATGTACCGTGAGTTTCAGAATCAACATTGGTAATTAGAACTGGGCGCGAAGGCTTTGCATAATCTCTGGATTGGTGAGTCCCTCATCCCAAAGTTCTTTCAAGAATGCCTTTCGGCCAGACTCAGACAGTGGGCGAATCACGTCTGCGATATAGGCCACACGTTCCTGGCCTTGTAAGGATTCGATTTGTTCCTTCGCTTTCATGCGTCGAGAGGCCTCTTTGAGTTTGGCATGGACCTCTGGGGCTTGTTCGTAGAGGTTCTTCAGCACGGCACTGCGTTCCTCTTCTCCCATCTTACGGATATTCAGAATAAAATCCTCAGGATTGTTTTTAATTTTATTCAGCTTTTTCTTATTCAAGACCCCTTGATATTTCTCAATCTCCTCTGGTTTAAACTCTCCAATCTGGAGTGGACTGACCAAGTTTAAAAACCGAAGCGGGCGGCGGCTGGGTTCACCCGTCCCGGTGCGATAGGGTTCCACTTGGAAACTGAGCCCAGGAATACCCTTCTTTAAGTTATCAACAATCGCTTCCAATGACAGTTCTCGTTTGCCTTTCCGATAAATCGGGTCAAGACCTTGAGTCACCCAGCGTTGAAGCGAGGAGAGCGGGACGACCTGAGAGGGAAAGCCTGTAATCACTTTCTGGATGGCCCCTTCTTCACCGCGGAGAGCATCGACAAAATCACCCACTCCTTGAACATACGATTGGTCGGAAAAGAACTCAGCGATGCCAGACAGCACCTTGGTGGTTTTCTCAAGTTGCGTATCGGTAACTGATTCAGGATTATCCTCGATGTAATATTTCACAGCCGCGGCCATCGCCATCGGATACGCGAGAGGGCCCAGTTTAGAGAAACTAATCCATTTATCACCTACCCGCACTGAGTACGGCTGCATCCCCGCATCAAAAAAGGCTTGTCGCTGTGAGGGATCAGTCGGAGTGGCCCAGGTCAATCGGTCATTAAAGGCCAGGATCGACGCGCCACCAAAGACCGTAGTGCCTACTAAGGCACGAGACAACTGTTCAATCTTGCGTGTACTCCCAGGTAGGGTCGCAAACCCCACCGGAGAGAATTCAATCCCTTGTTTGAAAATATTCATCGGGGTTTGCACAAACGGGACGAACCACTTCATAGGACCCTTTCGCATTTTATAAAGTCCGCTGGTCATATCATCAATATAGGATAAGAGCCTCCCCTGTCCGGTCGCATTCTGCGGATCAAGGGCTTTCCGAAACACAAACTCTTGCGCAATCTTCTCCGCTTCATCTGCAATCTCTGTGAGATTGGGTGTCTTCCCTTGCTTGAGTGCCCGAAGCATCAATGCTTCTTTTTCCCCTCCACGAATCAGCGTGCGAAAGAAGACATCCCCCGCTTCCAGCGCGCGAGGAATGCGTTGAAACGGCTTGAGAAATCTATTCCCTGTGGGGATATGCGCCACATCGGGACGCGCTAAGATCGTGTTGCCTTTATAAGCTTTCAACGCCCCAGTCCATGCCTCATCGAGTGAGTTATAGAGTCCTTTATAATATGCCGGCACTTCAGAGGCATAGTATTGCTGTTCCTTGCCACTCAACTTGGAATAGACCTTATCGACCCCTCCCGAATACAGTTTGGTGGCGGGCCGTAAAACCGTAGTCTGTAACACATTGGAGAAGGCATTCACAATATGGGTCTTCGGAGACGATAAGAGGTTGATATAGCGGAACTCATCAATGAGTTCTCCATAGGACGGTTTTACAAATGTGCGATAAAACTTGGTCACCTGTTCCGCATCGGTAAAGTCTACCCCTTTAGCTGCTTTCAAAATCTCATCAGTCTGGTCATCGAGGCGTGTGGCCAGGTCTTCAATCATCTTCAGTTTAAACCCAGCCGCCCCAGGCTCTGCCGTCGTTTGGAGGGCTTGGAGTTGTCGCCCAAGAGCCGTTTTTTCTGCCCGCACATTCTTCAGTAAGGCGACAAAATCATCTGTGACTTCTCCGCCCTCCGCCATCTTCGCCAGCTCTTGACGAGTCTTGAGCAGCGTGGCTTCTCGTCTCAGCGTATCAGCACGGGTCGTGGTTTTCCGAAGAATATCTGAGGTCTTCGCCGCCTGTAAGACTTCATCCTTCGTGAGCGGTTTGCCTCGTAAAGCTTCCAGTTCTGGCTTGATATCGTCGATGACTTGGGTCAATTTCTTTTCCGCTTTCGGGGTCAGCTTGAGCCCTTTGATCGAGATGTCTTTTGTTTCTTTCGGAGCTGTGGAGACAAACTTCCCGCTGGATTTTTCAATTGCCCCCTTCACCACCTTCCGCTTTCCTCCGCCATAGAGTCCCATGATAAAGAGCGCCCCTTGTTCGGCCGTGGTGGCACGACGCTCAGCTCGTTGAGCCGCATCGTCCAGCGCATCTTGCGTCAGGGGCTCGCCAGACTTCTGGAGTTTCTCAATCTCGCGTTGTCGTTCGTTCTGTAGTTTTTCAAAGGTTTTCGGTGTCACTTCAAAGGGCCCCAACTTCTGGCCTTTCGTGAGAAAATCAATGGCTGCTGGAAACGCTTGGCCTTTCGGGGTAAAGGAGGGGCGAGCGGGTGCCCCTTTCCGAAACCGATTAAAGGCTTCCCCAATACGCTGAGGAATCGAAAGTTTTCTGGTGCGTTCCATTTCAGCTTGGGTGCGGATTTCGGCTTGTGAAGGTTGCAAGAGCGACGGAGGACTGGCTTGTGGGGTGACCAGGCGTTGTCCAGAAAACTGTGGGGGGACCGCCGCAGAAGGTATCGCCGCTTTAAACGCTAACGGGACAGGGGACGATGCAGAACGAGCACGGTTCAAGATGTCTCGAATCGAGGCCCGCGCCACCCCACCTGCCCCACGACGGGTACGTGCCACGGGTTGCGCCTTCTCTCGTGCACGCTTGACAATGTCTCCAATAGAAATAGGCATAGATTTACAAGTCCCATGGGTCTGATGGCTCTTCATCCGAGCCCCCGATTGATGATCCTGACCCGCTACTACTAAAAGTCCCACCAAGAAGTTCAATCTCGCGTTTCAAATCCGCTTCACTCAAGTCTGGCGCCACCGCTTTCAAATAGTTCAAGAACGATTTCGATTCATTCAGGAGTTGCGTGCCAGAGAGTGACCCAAAGTCTGGTGGCTCTTCATAGGATTTAACTTGAATGCCAACTTGCTCAAGGCCTGCTCGTTGCAATTCTTCCTTACTCTTGGGGACATACTGTCCCCCAGAGACTTGATCAGCAAAGGCCATCGCATGACGTTGTCCGGCATCCGTAAGGGTACTACTCGCCCGTGAGAGTGCGGTATCGAGATCAAGACCTTCGTCGAAGACATACCGTGTCATCAGCTTGAACGCTTGTTCCGCCGCAGGACGACTCTGCTTTGAAAGACTGGTCAGATAGCGAGGATCAGGTGGCTGAAGTTCGGGTACAGAAGGCTGTGGTGACACCTTGAACTGCTCACGAATCTCGGGGCGCTGGACCGCTTGCTGAAGGATGCGAGGCGCGTCTTGAGGCACAGACTGGAGGGTCGGAAATCTGGCGGGTGGCACAAACGGGGTTCTGGCTTCGGCAGAGGCCCGTCCCTGACGCAAGAGATCCGCGAGAACGCCAGGATTGGCTGGGCCTGGTTTACCGAGCGAGACGCGGCGACCGGTGGCCCCAGGTGCAATCCCAAGTGACTCAAGTGGTCCACGTTTGGCTTCTTGAAAAAGTTGCTGAAGAAACGCAGGAATGGGCATAGATTAGAAGTTAAAGTACGGCTTAATGTATTTATCAAAGAGTCCTCCGAAGAACGATCCCCCTGCGGTACTCTGCGCTTTCTTGCCGGTCGGGATCGGGTTCTTGCCCAGGCCCACCCATTGCGGTTGCGGCTGATAGGAAATTGATTGATTCAATTGTGGGAAGAGATCGGCGGCACTCACTGGTTGCTGGAATTCTCCACCGCTAAAGGCTTGCTGAGCCGATGATGGGCCGTAGAGACTAGAGTAATCATAGCCACCACCACCTCCGCCACCTCCACCTCCACCTCCTCCACCACCACCGGTCGCTTGACCGTAGAGATAGGGGAACAGGAAGCCGGCGGATTCTTGCCCATAGGTCCCAGGGTCGCCTGGCATCAGCCCAAGCCTGGCCCAATCCATTGGGGACCCTTGGAAGCCCAGATTAAACTGACGCTGGCCTTCGCCAAACTGCGCATAGTCGAGCCCTAACGATTGGGCGAATTGCTGCGCTTGCTGCGCTTGCGCGTCGCGTTCCAAATCGAACCCTTGCTGCTGGAAGTAGGATTGAATGTCTTGGCCTCGGAGGCCCTGCGCGAGGCCGGCGAGCTGGAATTGCTGCTGGGCATACTGGGCTTCAATATCCGTTTCCGCCCCGAGTCGTTGCGCATCCAAGTTCTGCAACGCATTCACTTTCTGTTGCTGCGTCAGGAACCGGTTGTCCATAATATTTCTGACCGAATCTTGATACCCAATCTCAAACTCTTGGAGCTTCCTGGCCCGTTCGGCGAGGAGGTCTTGTTCGGCCTGGGCAAAGCCCACCGCTTGTTTGGTTTGCGTTTCCGCCGAGGCGGAGGATTCCAGAATTCCGCTTCTCGCGAGTTGGGCTTTCAGCGCATCCGTGCGCTCATCATACGTCCCTCGCGCTTCACGGAGCGCGCGTTCGTAGGGACTGCCGATATTCTCTCTCGCGAGCGGGGCTTCCGCTTCGTACTTCTGGAGTTGCCGGTCCAGCGCCCGTTGGAGGCCTTCGTAGTAGGTATCAATGTTGCCTTTCCCTGCGCCATACTGCGCTTGCAACGCTTGCTGACTCAAGTCACGGAAGTCATTCCCCACCTGGCCTTGGAGCGCCTGATAGTAACTATTAAAGTCGCCTGGCTTCGTCGTGCCATACGAGGACGAGTAGGAAGAGGAGGACGGTCCCTGGTAGGAGGATGGCCCCTGAGAGGAGGGGCTCCCTCCAGAGGGGAGGTCTTTCCAGATCCCTGCGACGGAATCGTAGTAGCCTGGTTTGAAGGTGGGATTTTGACTGGGCATAGAAAAAAATGGTTACGTCAGGATTTCAGCCCCAACAGATATATTGAAAATTGACTGCATGATTAATGGTTCCCCAATTGATCGTAAAGCCGTCCGCATCGAGACTCGTGAGTGTGGCCAAAATCCCATCGGTGCCATCTTCTTCCTGAATCAAGACCAGATAGGTCCCGTCATTCTCTCCGGCGACCAAATGATGTTCTGATCCCGTGTCACGGCCCACCGCTTCGATGGCCTGTTCGGTCGTGGTCGAGGTCGCCCCGCCGACCGAGATCCCATAACAGCCTGGCGCGGTGGAGGAATTGGCAATGGCAATGACTTTAATGAGCGACGGCGTAAACCCGACTCCCGTGATGGCCTGGTCACCGGTCGAGGTGGCGGCTCGTGTACTGTTCCCGACAAAGATCTCGTGCTGATGATCGGACCGAGCCGCCACCGTATCGTCGCCCTGGTTCGAGGCTGCATTCCCTGCGCTCGCCCCTGCCGTCACCAGGTTCGGTTTGGTCGCAAACTGGGTATCGGTATAACTTTCCAGATTCGCTTTCAAATCCTCCAGCAGCGTGGCCGTCATCTCTTGAGACACGGTCACCCCATCCGCATGACTCACCGCCGTGGTCCCGCCTTGGGCTCTGGTCACGGTCAAGTCATTACTACTAATGCCGGAGACATACACAATCTCCACACTATTGAGTGTGAGATAGGTATTGACGGTTAAGCCCGTCGCGTCCGTTACCGAGATGGTGGTTGCCCCAGCACCGATCCCCCCGTCCAGCGTGGTCGAGAAGAGGGTCGTGGGTTGTCCAAACGTATTAGCCATAACAGATATACATAAAGGTACAGGTATGATTGATATACACCCAATTCACCGTAAACCCATCAGCATCGAGCGAGATAAGATCGGTTTCCACCCCGTCCGTCCCATCCTCTTCTTCGATATAGACAATTCGATTGCCCTTCGTTAAGGCACGCACTTCATGTTCGGCACCAGAATCAAAGCTGCAGAGAGCTTTACTAAAGCGATTGGAGGACGAGGTCCCTGATCCGTGGCTGATCCCATGACAGCCTGGCGCGGTCGCGGAGCCGACAACCGCGTAGATCATCACCATCTGTGGCGCAAACCCCACGCCCGTAATGGCTTGGTTGCCCGTGCCTTGGGCGGCGGTTCTCGTGGTTCGTGCCACAAAGACCGGATGGGTGTGATCGGAACGAGACGCATCGGTCGCCGTCCCATTATTAGCGGCGGCCAGGCCATCGGTCCCCGCGGCCACGAGCGCGGGCTTCGTGGCCAGCGCGGTATCTTCGTAGGCTTCCAGATTCGCCTTCAGATCATCCAAGACACTGCTGACCAGCGGTTGGGTGATCGCCACCCCATCGGCATGCGCTTTCCCGCTCGTGTCTCCGATCCCCCGCGTGATCGTAAGCACAAGGCCGTTAATATTCGTGACATAGACGATCTCTTTATTCGCCCCCGAGGTCGGCTCAATCACTAAATACGTATTCACGACGAGACTGCCCACACTGGCCACCGTCATCGTGGTCGCCGCCGCGGTGATCGCGCCGTTCAAGGTGGTCGAAAACAGATCAATCGGTTGTCCGTAGGTATTCGCCATACACTAAATCTTATCCAAGCGCGGTGTAATGCACCGTGGTATCTTGGGTCATCGTACTCCAATTGATGGTAAAGCCATCGGCATCCATCGAGACGAGAGTTGCTTGAGCCACAACGGTATCAGACACATTTATCCCGACAATAATATATCCAGGGCCAAAATCAGCCTTCAGGCGGTATTCGCTACTCCCTTGGTCATAGTTATGGAGATACATACACTCCCCCGTGGCCGCCGTCGCGGCACCAAGACTCACAAAATTAAGAAACGGGCTAATCGCTTCGCCATAATTGGCTTCAAACAGAATCAGCGTCGGTGTAAATCCCACCCCTGTCACGGCTTGGTTACCGGCCCCAGCCGCCGCCGTTCTCGTAAAGCTCCCCACTTTAAAGTGATGAATGTGGTCGGACCTGGAGGCACTAGTGGCCGTGCCTGGATTCCCGTCACTGGCCGGATTGCCCGCCGTCCCTGCCGTGGCTAGACTCGGGAGCGTCGCCACACTCGTATCTACATTCGCTTCGAGATTCGCTTTCAAGTCCTCAATGGTTTCGGCCACCACTGACCCCACGATCTTGTCCCCACTACTATGCGCCACGGCGGTGGTCCCGCCTTGGGCTCGCGTGACGGTCACCGATTTCGCGGACGTATTCACGGCGGTCACATAGACGACTTCTCGATTCGTGGTATCGCTGGGATCAATCGTCAGATAGGTATTCGCGGCCATGCGACTCGGATCGGCCACAAAGAGATTGGTGGCACTGGCGGTAACGTCAGCGGTTAAGGTCGTCGTAATGAAGTCGCCTGGGAGGCCGTAGGTATTCGCCATCTACGTAATTTTACTCTGATCAAAGTCGCTTTCCGCTTCCGCACTCACATGCGCCGTCAGGCCCAGGAGCTGCATCTCTTCATCCAAATCATCATTACTCACGCGAAATTGAAAGTACTGGCCTCGGGTGAAAGGACTATGGCGCCAGTAGAGAAACTGTCCCGAGGAGGCAATGGCACTATCCGCGCCCCCATAAATCCCGGTGGCATCACCAAAATGCTGGGTGCCAAAGGTATAGCTCGCACTCGCATCGCCGACCGTACTCCCGAGCGACTGACTGGCCGTGGTACCCGTACTCGCAAAATCCGTTTTAATTTCAAGATCAATATCCGACCCCGTATTCAGTAAGGCGGTCGTATCCAAATGATTCAAGGTCTTTTCAAAATTCGGCACCCCAAAGTCATAGTACTTCGTTTCCACATAGGCCGGAATCGCGACCCCATTATCGTTGTAATTCGTCGTGAGTTGATGCACTTGGGCATCATTCGACGCGCCAAAGTAGACCGTGCCACTAAAAATATTCCAGCAATGCGGATGCCACCCCGTATAGAGCGTCCAGGTCGCATCCTTCAAATCGTACACATACACCGTATCGTTCGCGGTCCCCGAACTCGTCACGGCCAGATAGTATTTCCCCCGATGATAGAGTCCCGCCGCTTCTTCAATATTCACGATCCCCTCTAAGTCTGGCCGAATATCATGCGAGAGTTCCTGTTCCGCCGCCCCTTCAGGATAGTTCGGGAGCTGTCCCAGAAACCGCACCCGTCGGTCCGCATCGAGAAAAATAATTGCTTGCCCCGCGCGCACCACTGAGCGCGGAGACACGGTCCCGATATTCGGAAACACCAAATCCCGTTGATAGGCCGGCGTGCCCAGCGTATCGTTATACCAGACCCGATGCACCGAGTTGTCTTTAAAAATTAACAAAAAGTCTTCCTTCCAGGCCATGATCTGATTCACGGGTGTTCCATCATGGGAACTCACATCCAGAAATCCTCCTGGAGAGCTAAAGTCTTCCGGCGTGCCCGTTTGGGAATAGTAGACCCGATAGGGCGGGACCGTCCCCGTGGCATCATGCGCGAGCCACATGCGGTCTTCGTAGACTTCGATGTATTTACACTTCACGGAGGCCGCGGGTTGACTCGCAATCGCGGAACTATTCCCCGTTCCCGTCCACTTGCGGTACCCATTACTCCCGTCGGTGTGATAAAAAATATCCTGATAACTCACTCCCGCGAGTTCCGCATTCGCCGTGAGTCCGGTCGCCAACGTAGTCCAGGTGCCGGCGACATCATAGTAATGACTCGTATTCCACGCCGCAATCTGAAACGCATCCCCGTCGCGCTGGGTGTAGGTATACAGCCCGTTAATCGAGCCAGTACCTAAGTCATTCCCATAGGGATCAGCCCCCGTGCGCTTCGTCACCACGCCGTTACTAAAGTCCACGTTCAAACAACTGGGGCACTGGTCGTCGGGTGTGTTCGACGGATGAACCCGAGTATTGAGTCCACGAGTAATCTTGGGAAGCTGGATGACTTGCTCACGCAGTCTGGGCATCGGATTTAATTAGAAAGTCCACGTAATGGTTGTTCCACGGACCCAATATCGAGAATGAGTTCGACTTCTTGTTCTCGCTCCACGCGCGGAAGCTGCCGCAACATCGTCCCCAAAATCTCGTTATATTGCGCTTGATGTATTTGCACCATGTCGAGATCTTTCGTGCGCGTAAAGCACCGCACCGCCGCGCGCATCGGGATGGCATGGCGAAAGGGAATCGGCACAATCGGTTCATCAGAATCTTGGCTCATATCCGGTGGGAGATACTTATACCGAATCTGAATATTATTCGTCCGCGTGGCATCAGGAATCGGATAGAGCCCCAGGTTCCCTTGCCAGATATAGTAGTAGATCGGGTTCCCCGTACTCGTTTGATCGAAGACTTCCAGTTCCCGAAAGTCAATCGGGATCAGTTTCAACCATTGACTGGAGAGCGACAGCCACCGGACCTCATAGGGCCTCCCCACAATATCAGAGGGCAACGCATACTCTTGCGTATTCGCCGAGGTGCTATCGCGGATGGTAGACTCCGTGAATTTCCAGTGGGACGCATTACAGACATCTTTATACGCGAGATTGATCTGGCGTTGCTGTTGCGCTTGCGTCCAGGTACTAAAGGTAGTTTCCCCTAAATAAAACTGGAGATCGGTTTGCAAGTCTGCAAACTCATAATTGGTCGAGGATGTCGCCGGTGTACCCGACACGCCGCCTGTTGGCATCAGAGTAAAAGGTTAAGAAGCAGAAACAATTTCGGTATCAGGATTGGTAAAGTTATACCCTGCTTTCTTGGTCCAGAAGTAGTAGGTCGCGGGATCAAGGTAGAACGTCACTTCGCCCTGGGCATTCGTGGTACTGGTGCCCGCCACAATATTGGTCCCGCCAGAATCCGTCGTGACCCACACTTCCGCCCCGTCAATGGGTTGGTTATTCGAGCTATCCGTCACCGTGTACGTAAAGGCGACGGCCCCGGCCCCCGTATCCGTTAAGCTCACTTTCTGGTCCAGATACGCGCCGTAGGTATCGGCTGTGGTATGATTCGCTTTCGCTTCATCCCACACCGCATCGGCAATGGTCGCGGCGCTGAGCCCGCCCGTAGAAATCAGCGAGGATTGCATGTCCAGATACAGCCCAAAGGTTCCCGCCGTGACATGCCCAGACTGCACTTCATCCCAAATCGCATCCACGCCTCCAGCACTTAAGCTATAGCCCGTCTTATCGTTATTGGTGGTGACCGTGACGCTGGTGGTATCGACCGCTTCCAGCGCTTCCCCATAGGTCCCTGCGGTGCCGTAGGTCGCCGTCGCCGCATTCCAGACCGCATCGGCAATCACCGCGTCTGAGGTCGCATCCGCAATCGAATAGCCGGTTTTATCGTTGTTGGTGGTGAGAGCGGTCGCGGTTGCCACGGTGCCGATTTCAGAGTTGGAGGCGTTATACCCTGTCCCATCAAAAAAGAGTTCGCAGTTATCCGCCGCCGTACTATCACCAGAAATCTTTGTCATATCCGCAGTAACCTCATTCGTCACGGTCGTCACGGTCCCCACGGTCGAGTTCGCGGCGTTGTAGCCCGTCCCATCAAAGAACGCTTCAAGATTATCAATCATCGTCCCGTTATCCCAAAAGTCTCTGGAATTCGAGCCACTCGTGGCACTCCCCCCCACAATTTCAAACGCTTCGACATAGCCAGTCGGGAACACCGCAAACACAGAGGTGGCATCAGGATTCGTGACCCAGTTGGGCTTCGTGCTCGCCACCTTGGAGGTGCCATTATAGGCTGTACAGAGCCGGTATTGCCCAGCCCCTGTCCCAGACAGAATGGCAATATGTGTATTCAAATAATAATCATCTGACGCGGACGCGGATGCATCAAGCGTAATCGACCCTGCCGCCCCAGCTTGCGCCGTATTGCGTCGAAGATAGGATTTATAGCCGGTGCCATCGTATTCCGCTTCCAGATTATCAGCCGCCACGGAGTCTCCAGAAATCGCCGTCGCATTGGCCGTGACTTGATTGGTGACATCCGTAGTCGTGGCCACCGTCGTGGCGGAGAGACTCACCGTGGAGCCAGGGGTGCCCACATTCGCCCAGTCCACCCCCGCTTCCCCACCCGCACTCACATCCAGCGTGCGTCCAGCCGTGGTGGGACGAAGCGATGAGCGGTTTTGTAACGAAAAGGTGGCTACGACATAGCCCACCACCGAGGTGCCTCCGACGGTGCCCGTCGTAATCACCACACTAAAATCGGTGGCCGTCGAATAAAAGGTCCCATCGGCGGACGTATCAATGGCGACGTTATTCAGCCCGGTCACGGAATTCAAATCCACCGTCAGCGTAATCCCGTCCGTATCTGGCGTGGCGGAGTTATCTTTAAAACATGAGATCGCGGGCGTGCCCGCGAGTTGTGTCGGGGCCCCCGTGGTGGTCACGGTCGTAAAATTAAAGTAAATCGTATCTGACGTGTTGTAATCGCCTAGGTAGGTCATCGCATGAGTCGGTTACGTTGATGGGAGAGAAGACCTCCAAAGCCGGATGGACCGGCTCCCGTGTCAGTGACCGCCAAATGTACGGCTGCCACATCATCAGACGTGGCACTAAAGCCGATCGACCGGCTCCCTTGCCCGGCCGTCGTTTCATAGACCATTGCAGCCCCAAAAGCTCCAGGATCTAGACCGCCAAGCCAGGTTGAGTTTGCCCCTGCATAATCGGCACTGCAAAATCCGCAATCCCACTATAAGCTCCTGCATAGCGCACCGAATTACTTCCTGGCGAGCCATCATCCACGCTTTGTTCCGCCAAGGCTTGATCTTCTTGCAGCAAGACGACCCCCGCCGTGGCCGTGTCTCCGGTTGCCGTCACCGTCGCACACAAAGCCCCCATGCGGCGCGTATTATTCGTTCGATTCACCACCACGGTTTGCGCACCAGCAGGAACACTGGAGCCGAGAAACCAGGCCGTACACACCCCTGGTTCGGTCGCACTATCGACCGCGGACCCCCCGACGACCGCCGTCATGGAAGATCCGCCATACGTCACACTTGTGGCATAGTCCGTCCCATAGAGCAAGACAAACGTAAACACGAGCACGCCCTTGGGTGTCCCCGATGGGGTGTGCGTCCAGCTAAAGGAGACTTCAGATTGCGAAATATTCGGATCAGTATGCGATTCGCTGAACGCATCATGCGCCACGGCCATAGGCTACTGACGCACCCAGGAACTTAACGCGGTGACATTGCTCCCGGTGTACGTGATGGTTAAGATATATTGATCGCCAGACTCATGCGTGCGCGTAATCGTCGTCGGATTACTGCCCGTGTAGGCGATGGTATAGGTCCACCCCGAGCCGTCGGAGCGATACGGTTCGTGAGTGGTTAACAGTTGATGTTCGCGATTGATTTGACTCATGCGTGACTTTTCAAATGACCACTGAGGCCAAAGGCATTTTTGAAAAACTTCTTGCACTGCGGACATTGGTGATCTGTGCGCGAGAGCGCCGATTCCCCTTCCGCTTCAGGCACCATGACACCCTTGAGCGCCAGCTCATCCGAGACAATCTGGAGCTCGGCGTTGTGATTCACCACATGCGCAGCTTGGGCTTCGGACAGATGCCGTTTCACTTGCCCTGCCGGAATAAAGACGACGTTCCCGTCGTAGTAGTGTTGATAATCCCGATCCATCGGGTTGTAGACATTGGCCATAAAGTGGACGTTAAAGGGTGGTTAGTACGAGTAGATTCTGTTCTTCGACCGTCGTTCGACGGCGTGGATGAGGTCCTCAGGATTCGCCTTGGCAGAGGCACTGATCCGCTCGTTATGGCGATCCATAGCGGCCAGATCAGGAGCTCCGTGTCGGACACTATCCAGGCGTTTCAAGGTCTCCAGGGTATCCTGGGAGGGAGGACGGAACCCGCCTTTGGTATCTTGGACGAGAAGCACGAGCGGGTCCCTCCAAGGATTTCGCCCCCCTCTGGATCGGGAGCGCTTAATTTCGAAGCGCTCCCGCCGTCCATTCCAGAGGAGGTAGAGCTGAGGATCACCCACTTCCTGGTGAAGGCGTTTGGTGAATGATCGTTCCAGCTCTGTGTACATAGTGATTAGGACATTATTACGCAAGTGCCGTCCAATTGGTCGTCCCGGTGCAGTAGTACGCCTTATTGCTATCACAATTGATGGCAATATCACCGGCGGTGCCGGTGAGCGCGGTATCGGGACTGGTTGTCCCATCACCCACCCAGACGTTGTTACTGTTCATGGCCAACACTTTGAAGAAGTTGGTCGCGGTCGGGGCATCTTGTGTGAAGGCGGCAATCGTGGTGCCCGTGGCACTGGCATGATCGTTCTTCACATTGAGCAAGGTACGCGTCCCCGTATCGGCAGAGTTCGTGACCAGGTTAATCCCCGTGCCGGTGGTATGGGCGGTGTTATCACTGATATCCAGGATTGTCCCCGTCGTGACCGCGGCCGCCGAGAGGTTGAAGAGTTTTCCACCAGCTAACGCATCTGAGCCTGTGACTTGGAACACCACCGTTTCATCATTCGCCGCTGAGGCGAATTCATTCAAGATGGCGGTCGATCCAGTCGTCCCCGTATGGTTAGAGTACAGGAGTCGTCCCGCCCCCGTAATGGCCGTCGCCGATGAGGCCAGATGCAAGCCAATCCCTGAGGTCAGGGCGTTGAGGTCACTGGCGTCAATCGCGGTGCCCGTCGTCATGGAAGACGCGGTCACATCGAGCGCGACACCGGCGGCTAACGCCGCAGAAGCCGTCACACGAAGGATCACGGTTTCGTCCGCGGCGGCTGAGGCGAATTCCGAAAGAATCGCACTCGAACCAGACACCCCAGTATGATCAACTCGTAAAATCCGTCCTGCACCGGTGATCGCGGTGGCACCCGATTCGATACTCACGGCAATACCTGATGTCAGCGCATCGAGCGCATCCATCAAGATACCGGTTCCTGTAGTCATCGCATCAAGCCCAATGTCCATAAAGACACCCGTGGTCAGCGACGCCGCATTGGCATCAATGACCCCCACCGTGCCGGTATAGGCCCCCGTGGTGGTGAGTTTCAAGACACTCCCATCTGTCGAGGCACCGCCGGTGACATTCAAAACCCCACCAGAAGCGGTGACATTAGCCCCTCCACCCGTGAGTTCGGCGGCAAAGCCATCTGTCAATCCTGTTCCAGAAATGCGTAGCAGTCCCGTAGAAGTCGTTGCAGTATTCGCCACAATCGAGAGCACATCACCCGTGGTAACAATGGTGCCACTCGAAGTCAAGAGCATGGCGGTTCCCGTGGTCAAGGCATTCGCCGTGACGGTGACCGAGCCCGCCGATGTCGTACTTGATGCCACAACATCTAAGGAAACACCGGTCACATGAGGATTGGTAATTTGCACGGCATCACCTGATGAATCCACATCTTGGACCACTTCCAGCACAATGGTGCTATCAGTCAAGGTGCCGGCGGTCTGTGTGGCGACATTCTCAAATCGCGCGACCGAACCTGTACTCGTCAAGGTCCCCCCCGCACCATTTTGTACGGCGGTGCGAATGACTGAGAAGGCATCATAATCATCTGCCGTGGTGCCTGACAATCGCGTACTGGTCCGACTGGAGACGATATCAATCAGTTGTCCGCTTTTGGCGGTCAACGTCGCACTGGACACCGTGTGATCCAGATTCAAGAGTTGGCCTGCGGCCAGTGCGGCCGAGGTCGACGTGAGCAGCAATCCAATTCCCGTCGTCAACCCATCGGCCGTCAGGTCCACCCCGTTCGCCGTGGTGATGGTATCAAGAATCAGATCGACCGCATCGGAGGTCGTGTCATCCGTGGTTAGGCTTAGTTCGCCAGACGAAATCGTCAGATCACCGTCAGTAATCACCAAGTCTCCAGTGGTATACGTGGCCACAGAGGTGCCTTCCGCACTGCCTGCGGAGGTCATATCGCCATTTTCTCGAATGGCAAAGATTTCCGTGACACCATCGTAAATGGCGAACGCCGCGCCGGCGGCGGTCATGGTCCCCGACACAATCGTAATCTTGAGAGCATCTCCCGATGTAATGGTGGAGCCGTCGATGTGCATCCCCACCCCCGTCGTGACCTTAGTGGTCAAGAGCATGGTGGTATCACCCGCATCCTGGGTCGTATCAACGGTTAAGACATCCGCCGCATCGCCGTTCTCACGAATCAAGAAGGCCTCGGCATGATCGATATCAATAATCTGCTTCACCTCCATCGTGCAGGTATCATCCCCCACGGTAAAGATATTCGTCGAGCCTTCTTGGATGGCGAGATAGTTCACACTGTCGCCCGTGGCATCCCCATCAATCACCACGCCATCGCCACCAGTCAGAGAATCAATATTAAAGATCATCCCATCCCCAGAGGTATTGGCCGTGGTCACCGAGAAGCCATTCGTGGTCGTGCGACCAGCCGCGGACACCGTAAAGTCCCCATCGGTAATGGTCTGCGAGCCGGTGGTCAGCATGATCGCATCGTCCGCATCCGCATTCATGGTAATCTCAAGCCCTTGCGGTGTCGTAGCCGATTCGGCCCCCATCGAGAGTTCGAGAAGTTTCAGGGTCCCCGTCGTATCATGCGCGCCCGTGCTATTAATGTGAAACACACTGGCGCTATTGGCGCCCGTGACGACCCCAGATTTCGTAATCAAGAGCCCGCCCGTGGTATCGGTTTGAGAATCAGTGAGGGTCACCGCGCCATTGTCCACCGTAATCGAACTCCCATTATCATAGGCCGAGTTCAGCGAATCTGATCCCCCGCCGCCCGCCAGGGCTGACCAGGTACTGCCACGATAATACTGGAGCACTTCGGTGGTTTCGTTCCAACGAATATCGCCGTCTTTGACAAAGTTGCTATTGAGATTAGATGATCGAAAGTCCAACTTATGCGCGGCGATTTTCGCATTATTGTCAATCGATCGATTTTTAATGGCCATAGAGTGTAGAGGTTAACCTCCCGAAGGATAGTGTTTCCCCCCAGGCCCCCGAAGGGGCCCGAGGATACTTGCTAACCCGCTAAGAGTTATTGAACTTCTTTGAGCACACAGTGCCGATTACAGTTGTCGGCTCCAAGATTGCCATAGAAGGACACCACCGATTCGATGGCATCGACATTGGTCACCGGAACCATTTCACTAAAGGAGACATCTTTCAGCACATACAGCTTAATGTGTCGCTCGTCGATAAAGTACATGGTGTTCGCCGGAGCTTGACGATCCGGCACCACGGGAATCCCGTTATATTCGAGCGCCATAAAGCCGCCATCGAGGGTCATGGTGTTTACGAACCGTTTATCGGACACCACAATTTCTCGATAGGCATCGCGAATGGCATGACGACAGAGGATGAGCGACACCATGCCGCCCTCTTCTTCCGCCGCGGTCAAGGACTGCTGCATCAGATCCAGAGTCAAATCGACATTACCAGACCCAGAATTATCCACCCGATTGGCATTCCACCAAGTATTGGTGGCACGGGCCACACCTTGGAGGGTGGCCAGATTGGTACTGTCGTCCACAATACCTTCCAAGCCCATCATTTCGGTATTGGCCGTCTGGGCCCCCGAGTGATAGATGCTTTCTCCGGTCGTGGTCGTCACCGACGCGGTGAGGGTAATTTGGGTCGCACTATCGACCGTACTGACCGTCCCCGTCGTAGCCGCCGTGCCGAAGTATAAGACACGACCTGCGTAGAGATGGCTGGTATCACCCACGGTCTGGGTCGCACTGGCGGTCCCAGTCGTGACCGTGGTTAAGACACCGGTTCCAGAACCGAAAAATTGTCGGTTCATATCATGGGCCAGATCATCGGTGATCCGTTCCACTTCTCCCGTGAGCGCAGCCACGACCGCGCCACTGCCTTTCGAGGCGGCAATGGTCGGACCGGTCACCCGCACGCGTCCATACGTCTGTTGACGAGAGATGGTGCTTTGGGTGTAGCGTTGATAATCCGCTGCCACTAAGGTGGCCCCATCAGCGGCGGCCCCCACCGAGGGGTTTCGTCCGCTCCGGAGCACAATGACTTCCTGGTTCCCCGACATCGGGGCGCGCTTCAGGCGCTTCAAGAGCACCGTGGCGTTTTCAATTTGTTCGCGGACCGCGGGGAGATAATCATCCCGAAGCGCCGCACTAAAGGTACTAAGTGTTTGTTGTGCCATACTGTATTAAAGGTTATTCTGCTTCGAAGCGTTTTGCCGCGTGCAGCATGGCTTCCTGGAAGTTCTTCGGCGGTTTCTTCGAACCCGATGTATAGGTCGGGCCCGCTTTTTCCCCCGTGCCACTGGACCGTTTCTTGTCGAGGTCCGTGACATAATCCTCAATCGCTTGCTTCTTGAAGGTTTCCGCCGCCTGGTGGGCTTCGGCCGTGGCCTGCGCCACCGTCCACGACGGATGTTCAATCAGCATCGCTTTGACGACCTGATCTTGGGCCAAGGGATAGGATTGTTTGGCCACCGAAAGTTCTTCCTGAAAGCGCTGCATCAGCTGCTGACGCTTTAATTCCGCGATTTCTTCATTGACGACCTCGCGGACAAATCGTTTGGCTTCAGCCACTTCCGGATTGTCCTCGGCGGAGGAGCGGACTTCAGGGTGCTGAAGCTTCGTTTTGAGTTCAGACAGTTCTTGTTCCAGTTTCGTGAAGCGGTGTCCTTGATCGTAGTAGGACTTCTTCATATCTTCTGGCGTTTTGAACTTGCCTGGTTCAAACCACTCTTGTTCCGGAGAGGCTGCCGTGGGTGTGGTGGTCTCTTGTTCCGTCGACTCCGAGGTGTCCTGATCCTTCGGATCAGTCACTTGTTCCTCGTCGCCAGAGGAGACCAATTGGTCTTCGGCCATGAGAAAAAACAATTAAAAAATACTTAACTCGCTGGGGTCTCCTGCGACACCTTGGTTTGCAAGGCTTGGAGGGCTTCAATCAAATCCGTCACCGTCGCCGAAAAGGATTTATTGGTACTCATATACACATCTTGGGCGACCTTGACGACCTGCATGACTTCATCAAACTCGTCCCGTTTCTTCGCCCCCATCGCTTGTTTCTCATACGTCGAGAGAATCAGATTTTCATTCCCTGAAAATTCATCTTGATTCTTGAGTCGCGCTTCCATTTTTTCCGTAAGCTGCTGTTGATCGTAGGGCATTAGAGTCCAAAGTTAGCAAATGGATTGGGCTGTTCCGCCGGAATCCCTTCCGCCGTTTGCGGCCCGACCGGTGTCGGCGCTTGCGGGAAGGGCGGTTGACCAGGAATCGGGCCGCCCGTACCTAACGGATTCGGCACCCGATTACCTTGCACCGGGGGCTGGTAGGGCTGGACGTTGCCGCGCATCTTGTCTTCTTTGCGAATCAAATCGAGCATCAACTTCTCTTCGCGCGTATTGGGTTTCAAATAGCCATTCAAAAAGGCGTAGTGACTCTGGAGGTGCGCTTCCACATCTTCGCGCCGCATCGGAAGAATCTCAGGACTTTGCCCTTGCGCGACCATTTCGTTTTCCTGATCCGCTTGTCGGATCACGGTTTCTGGGTCACGGTCGAGCCCAATGGCATCGGATTCCACTTCGGAGATCACCCCTTCCAGTCCAAGCAGTTTGCGCACTTCATCCGGCCGGAGAATGCCCGCCTGCACCATTTGGAGATAAAAATCCATCTTCCCCACTTTGCTTTCCGGCAATTGACTTCTGACGGTGAAGTACACGTCCACCCCCGACTTAATCGTGTCTTTCCCAATCGACCAAAATTGCACATCCTTATTCGCGCCAATCGTGCGGAACACGCGTCCCTTGGTAAATTTGAGCTGCATCATCCTCAAGAGATACCGCCCCACCTGACGGAGACTATCTTCAATTTTGAGTTTCTTATATTTCAAGGGCTTACTGGCCACATCCCGATAGGCTTCCACAAACCGGCCCGAGATATTACTCTTCGTGAGACTGACCGGATCAATCGTAATCTGATTCGACACTTCATCGAGGAGTTTCCCGACCCGATCGGCGGCGGCAAACATTTCCCCAGGCACCCCAATCCCTGGCTGAATCTGGGGCGGCGGGCCTTCAAAGCGCAGAATCGTGCCAAAGTCATTCGTGATGGGGGTTTTAAACGTGGTCGTCACATCCGCCAGAAGTTTGGGATTCCCCATCAATTCAATATTTCGAACAATCTGGGTATTGAGTTTATTATAGCGTTTCTGTAAATCGCGCACCCGTCGGCCTTCCCCAATCCCCCAGAACTTTTTCGGTTCGTAGTAATCGTAAAACGGCACAATGGGAAGCATCCCCATCTCATTCTCTTCATCGCGCAGGAGCACGCCATTGGCGATCGTGGTCACACGATCCTTGGTCCAACACTCTTTCACCAACACATACCCATCGGCCACGTCGTCCGTGCTGGCCCGTTTCGCGACGGGGTCTTTCAGATCATCCCCGGCCGTCACATCCAGCTCCGACACGACGAGCATTTCCTCTTCACTACTCGCCGAGACATCATTGTCCGGCTCGACCAGTTCGCCATACCGCTCAAAGACTTCTCGCACGTGGACCGGTTTGGCATGAATGACATACCGGGCATCGCGGATCGAGGTCGCCCGAGGATCGACAAACAGCTCCCAGGGGGAGAGCACCGAAAAATCAAAGCCCCCTTCCGTCACACGTTTGCCTCTCGACTCATCCATCCCGCCACGGCCGGTGTCAGGGTCCCAGAGAATTTTGAGGAAACTCGTCCCATAAATACTGGCCAGATAACAACAGTCCATGACATGCTGGCCCAGATCGTACTCATGCCAGAGACTCTCAAACACTTTCCGAAGAATATGCGCATTCTGCCGATCCTGCGGTTCGTTGGTCGCGGGGAGAACTTGGAGACTGGGCACCTCGACCCCTAAGTCTGAGGCATTGTTAATCGTATAGGTCCAGATTTTATTCGTAATCAAATCATCCGGCCGCCGATTTTTGGGGGTGACCACAAAGAATTGATTCAGTTTCTCCGACCAGCGAATATCTTGCCGGCCAATATAGTACTGATAATCAATCTTCCACTCTTGTTCGAGCCGATAGCGCGCCTGCTTGGCCGCTTCAAAGGATTGCGTCACAAATTCGAGCGCGTGACGCGTCGATTCCTCAGACGGATTCGTCTGTTTCACGTTCTTTTTCGGCATAGCTTGGCGGCTGCTAGTTCCAGTCCAGATAGTCCATCACGGCCGGTTGGTCGAAGACGGGCTCTTGATCTGGATAGGCATAGTAATCATGTTCATACTTCACGAGTCGCTCGATCAAAGTCAAGGATTTCGGGGGACTTTTTAGGCGGTCACGGGTCGTCGGGCCGAGGAGCCACGTCACCAGGCCTAACGCGATGACACAATCGTCGTGAAACCCACTCGGCGCTTCGTACTTCACGGTGGTCTCGGCCTGGTGGTAACTAAAGACTTCGAGTTCTTGGACTAAGGTCGGAATCCTTGGGAGCGAAATCCGTTGCTGGTCGATCGCCAGACGCAGGTGTTCAATCAGATCCGCTTTCGTCGGCTTGCCCTGCTTACTAAAGCCCCGAAAGTGAAAGGGGGTAAGACTCACCCCGTCCCGACGCAACTGATCGACCACCGGCACCCCCACGCCGGTACTATCAATAATGACTTTCGCGTGCTCATAGGTGGACCAGCGCGTAATCACGGTCTTGATGCGGCGGATTTGGGTCGGATAATCCAAACTGTTAAACCGATCCAGCGCCACCACATGGCCCGTCGTCAAGTCCATGACACAACAGGCGGTAAAATCTTCATATTTGGCCAAATCAATGCCGATCCCATAGACCCGATCCTGACGCGGCACCTCGGTTTCGCCCCGAATCACCGGCGTTAAGATCGAGGCGGGGAAGACCGTCCCTCCCGATTCTTCAGGAATCGCCAGATGTTCTTGGTTAAAAATCTTCTCGGGCATCTGGGCTTTCGCGCGGGCTAACGCTTCCGGAGGATAGTACGGGCTACTGGATGAGGGGTAGTGATAGCTCTTATAGCCTTCGACCCCCTGCCGGCCTTTCAGCCATTCCTGATAAAACCAATTCTTGCCCCGAGGCGTACTAATCAAAAACGCCCAGCCCCCACGAATATCCAAGGTCGGATGGAGTTCGCCCCACCACATCTCCGGCGGAATCCGGGCCGCTTCGTCAATAATCAAGCCTGAGAGCGATTTCCCGATCAAATTGCCCGATTCAATCGACTTACACTCCACGGTACTCCCATAGATCGATTTCATCGACAGGGTACTCTTATTCACCTGCACGAGGTCGGCAAAATAGGTCGACACCCATTTGTCCAGATAATCCCAAATTCTCCTGGTCAGATCATATTCCGGCGCGACAATCCAAATGGCTTGGTCTTTACTCAAGAGATGTTCCAGCGCCAGGGCGGCGGCCAGCATACTTTTCCCCAGCTGCCGCCCACACATGGCGAGATGGCGAGGGTACGTTTCAAACGCCTCGATGACCTCCACCTGCAAGGGATTGACTTTCGGCGTCCAGGGAGACCAGCCAATCGTCTTATAGAGACGCTGACGGTCGACCTTTCGTGGCATCTCGGAGGCGACGGCGCCACCGCTTCTGGATTGTTTTGAGGCCATGCGTCTCTCTTCGGAGATTACGAATCTCTTTCTGTACTGTGTCAAGGTCTTGCTGGAGCGGGGTCAGCCACATTTTCCTGATCCACTCCCTGATCATGCCTCCCGCATGGTTTTCCGATACACGTTCTTTAGGGAGGACACCTGGCGACGACCCGAGACGGTGCGGGAGGCTTTCGCGCCCATCCGTCTCTTGCCCGTCCCGATCTTTTGGGACAGATTCTTCAGCGGGTTTCTGGTTTGGCCCGCCTTGTTCATCATGGGCCGTTTGTAGCCTAATCCTTTGGGCATAGTGTGGTTGGTTAGAAAGTACGTATACGAACTTGTCACCCTCCGTACCGCTGAAAGGCCGGCGCAACATTGATCCCCTTCTCGACTTTCCCCGTGTACCAGTCCACGTACTCCTTCGAGACGGGACTATAGGCAAAGCTCCACCTGGAGGAGGGACACATCCGATCGACATTCCCTGTGGCCTTGATGACGTGCTGTGTATTACACCGTGAGCATTTCTGGTCAGATTTTGGCAAATTCTGTAATACAGGGTCCTCGTGTAATACAGAGGGTTTCACGAGGTCCCGGATGGCATCAGATCGACTTTCGAGCTTCCTGTCGCGCACGAGGACATCAAGGGCGTTCATTTCTTCGTCCGTGAGTCTCACGGTAATGGTGGGCATGTATTACACGTTCTGTATTACAGGGATCATTCTGTCAAATATTGGCTTGTAGAAAAGAAAAATTGTGGAGAAGGACCTACGCTTTATAGAGGGGTTTGAACTTTGCCCGGTAGTCACCCCTCTTCCCCTGAGCCCTGAGCCTAGGGCTTCCCCTGGCCCTGCCTCCCCTGCTCCTCCTGCTCTCCTCACCCCCTCCACCGGCCGGTCTGCTTGTGGGACTCCAGGAGTCCTGGTCAGAATGGATGGGTTGTGTGAGCCCTGCATTGAGTCAACCCCTTGAGATTTGTGGGAACGTGTATGTGTAGCCAAATGGTTCTTCGCGGTATAGGGGAGTCCAAATCCTAAAGACTGCGTGAAGACTGATAAAGGGTTAAGACTTCTCCTCTTCACTCATTCCGTACAAATAGGCCGTCATCTGGAGGACATTCTGTTGCACCTGGGGGTGGTCGTCAGGGTACAGATCTAAGAGCTTGGCCCCTTCAATCGCCGCTTTGAGTTGGACTTCATGGGCGGGTGCGTCCTCATACGTTCGGGTTTGCATGTTCCATTTCTTCGTCGTGGCCTTGAGCTTATCCGAGAACGTATCAATCACCGTTTCGGGGGTGAGACCTCGGAGTTTGCCATATTCTACCACCGCCTGACGAATCTGCGGTTTACTCATCAGCCCCGTGGCCTTGACACCCGCCGTATTATAGTTCGCATTCGGATAGGCCATGCGATAGCTTTGGGTTTGATTACTAAACGTGGGACTGTTGGGATCGGCATAGTTCTTGACAAATCGCTGTTGTCGTGGGGTAACCCGTTGTCCCTTGGTGGATTTCTTTGGTGATTTCGCCATACATCTACACGGTGTGAAGTGCTGCGTTTTCAGACGGTCGGGAGATCCTCTGGCCCCTCGCTACCTTCTTCCCCCTCTTCGCGCGTCTCAGGGCCTCCTATGAGGTCTGAGGGGGTGTCCTGGAGACCGGAGGCGTTTCGTTCAGACTCTTCACGGTCATGGATATCTTGGAGAAAGTCTCGAAGTTTCTGATAGGTGGGGGTATCACGGTGGATCAAGAACTTCTCGAAGAGATCGGTGCCGGTTGAGAGATCATGTTCAAGCTGGTGTTTCATCGGCAATGGTCATGGGGGCTCCGCACTTGATGCACGCATAGTCACGCGCCGAGACATCGAGCATCGCGGCCCAGTGACACACCTCGCATTGGTGCCAGAGATACCAGGGCATAGGCAAAGAGTACACGGTCATTGTCGCCGTGGAGACCCAGAAGGTCAAGGAATTCACTGGAGTTTTTTTGGAATCTGTGCTAGGCTCGAGACAACATGGTGAAACATCCCCCGTTATAAAAGAACCGCTAACTTAAGGGGGGCTACGGGACTTAGCGGTTCTGGCCCCCCTTTGTTATGCAAGATGGCTATATCAAACTCCATCGCAAATCGCTGACCAGCTCAGCCTTCAAGAACCCAGCCACCTGGATGGTCTGGTCCTGGTGTTTACTGAAAGCGTGTCACGAAGAGCAACAGTTCCCGTGGAATGGCTCAGACATCACCCTGAAGCCAGGCCAGTTTATCACGGGACATCACAAGGCCTTACAAGAACTACCCACTCTCACACTTCAGACCCTCAGAACAGCCTGGGGGTACCTAAAATCAACAAACAGAATAACAATCAAATCAACGAATAGATTTAGCATCGTAACGGTCTTAAACTGGAAAGAGTACCAAGTACCAAACAAGCCTACTAACAAACCACTAACAAACCAGCAACAAACCACTAACAAACCACTAACAACATACAAGAATGATAAGAAGGTAAAGAATGATAAGAAAGAGATACCTAAAGGTATCAGTCGATCCAAGATCGACGAGGTTGTCTCCTGGTATGAAGCATGCTTTGACACCACGCTTCGAAGTCTCAGTAAAACTCGGAAGGCCAAGCTCCACGCTCGACTCACCACCTTTTCCATATCAGACATCAAGCAGGCCATTACCAATTTTTCCGCGGCGCCGTTTTACCGCGGCGAGAACGACCGTGGGTGGTGCGCTGACCTGGATTTTATCATTCGCTCGGATGAACAGATCGAGAAAGGGCTCAATCTCAAACCGCATTCCAATGTGCTACATATTACCTAACCCCTTCATCTTATGTGGGTCTTAAAGCTCCGGAGCGGAGATACCTATATCGTGTCCGATGCCGCCGCGGACTATATTTCAGAAGCGCCGAAGGGACAGTTTATCAGTCTGGATCAATACGGGATACGGATTAAGCCAGGAGAAATTGTGTCCCTCAAAAATCAACAGCACCAAAAACAGTCCTTTGTGTACAAAGCCGTGTGTGAGAAGTGCCACGCCCGCTTCGACTTGAATGGCCCCGTCCATCGCTGTGAGCCTAGCGAAGCCACCTTTACCGCCTATGATTCCACCTGTGGCTGTGTACGTTGCGAAGCGGCGAGTTATACCAGAGTGGACTGACTTTCTCTTGACAAAGTACTTGACTTTAGTACATGACTATGATAAGATTAGGACAGTAGTTTTAACCCCTACTCACCATGTCCCTGCCACTCGAAGCCCAAGGCACCCGTGAAGATTTCGCGGAACATATCCAGTGGGCGGACTCCCTTGAGGAGTTACAAGATGTCTCCAAGAAGTTCTGGTCATGGATCGAAGCCGATCCGGAGCTCGAACAGTTGCTGCACCGCAAGCTGGATGACTTGATGCGCACATGAAAACCTGTCCAAAGTGCCAGACGGAGAAGAGCCTTACAAGCTTTCACCGCAGGAGGGCGGCCAAAGATGGACGGCAAAGTTGGTGTAAAGACTGTTGCCTGGCTTACGATAACCTCCGCCTCGTCACCCCCAAACGGTCTCTAAGCGTTCGGACGGCCACGGTCCACGAGTCCATCGAATGGGTCGCCTGTCCGACGTGTCAGGCCCCGTGGAAGTTCCACACCCTCACCGATACAACCTTACACCATCCCCTATGAGCCAAGCCCAACGTCTCCTCAAATTGCTCCGAGACGGGAAGCCGCACTCGACCCTAGAGATCCTCGACACCGTGTACGGATCAGCCCACCTTGGCCTGGCCCGCGTGGGGGCCAGGGTCTATGATCTGAAACAGCAAGGCTACCATATCCGTTCCTTTCGCGACCCACGAAACAAAGCCGTGTGGTGGTACCAACTCTTGACCCAACTAACCCTGTTCTCATGATGAATACCCATGCCGATACCTTTCTCCTCGCCCTTTTCAAGGATTACTACCAGGCCAAGAGTTTAGAAGCCTTTTATGAGGCCCTCACGCCGAAGCAAGTCAAGCTCATGCAAGCGCTGGGATTTGGCGATGTCATGCGCAAATTGGATAAGATGCAGTGGAACGCGCTGAATCATGGAAATTAGAATCTTCCAACAGTCCCCCAAGGCTCGACACCCCCTGCGTGAGTGTCCCGTGTGTCACCATGTGAGCGATACGGTGCTCATGATCCAGAAGCTCCCGCCCTACGATGGGGAATATTGCTTCAAATGCTTAGCCAAAGTCTTAAGTGCGCACGTCCCCAAGGTTCAACCCTACAGGAAAATCCCCCCACATAAATAACATCAACACCCATGCCCACCTACAAACTCATTATTAGTTTCCTGTTTCTCTCGACCGTCTTCGTCATGGTCCTCGCACTCGCCAGAGCGGCCGTCCACATGTTCGTCACCGCTGGCGGAGCCCTTCTATAACCTCTTAACACCAAACTATGCAAACCAAACAGGTATCACGTTATCAATTGATAACCCTTTTGCTGGGTATCCTGATTCTCCTGGTCCCCCTCCTCGTCTCCTTTCTCCCGCCCTGGTCCCAACCTAAACTCGAACGCTTAGAACACCTGCGTCTCCAACGTGACGCTCTTGGCGCAGAGATGTCTGCGCTCAAAGAACAGATGACTGTCGAAGAACTCCGAGGCGCGTGTACGCAGAATCCTTTGAACCTGCCCATTGATATGGCCTGTGCGCATGAGGGGCCGAGCTTTACGCACACCCCTGAGCCGGTGCAGACCTTCGAAGTCGTGCGAGACACGCTTGATCCCGAACTCCTGCAACTCATGATTGCGATTGCGACTCACGAAGGCTGGGGGAATCCTAAAAATCTGGTCCGACGCTACAACAATCCAGGCGCGATGAAAGCCGTCGACTGGTGTGCGTACCAAGAAAAAGGTTATCGCAACTTTATGATCTTTGAGACTGAAGATGAGGGCTGGCAATGTTTGGCCGAAGCGCTCAGACGCTACCGTGACAAAGGGGCCACGATTTCGAGTCTCATTCATCGCTGGGCTCCCTCGAGTGACCGGAACAACCCCAGTCGGTATGCCGCGACGGTCGCCAAAGACTTGGGCGTGTCCGTACACACGAAGCTCAGTGAGCTCTTCTAACTATTAAGAATCAAATTGATGAGTAATTGGAAGTTTTATCAAGGTGATCTGATTGTCCATAAAGCGACGGGAGAGAAAGTGGTCGTGCTTGAGAGCTTGGCAGGGGGAAAAGTAGAAGAGGATAGCTATCTGTTGAGTCGCCGCGCTTCAGAGTATTCATTCATGACAGGTGCTATTTTCGTCGGAAAATCTGCTGTTGAGGCACTCTACGATAAAGTTCCATCAAAAGCTAAGAAGCCCAAGAAGAAACGAAAGATTAAATAGTTGAACCTATAAGACGAAATTACTTGACGATACGGTATGAAGATGCTACCCTGTCTGTGTTGATCCAATCTGCTTCCTGACCCCTTTCCTCCATGCCAAAGACCATGCTCCTCCCCGTCCTCAAATGCCTCCGATGTGGGTGGCAATGGGTCCCACGGAAAACACAGGTGACGGTGTGCAGTAAATGCCATTCGCCGTACTGGAATCTTCCGAAGAAACAGTCACGTAAGAAACCTTCCGATGGACCCACGTCTTGAGGTTCGATGCTTGCGATGTTTTGCCCCCTGTCATGGCGAGAGTCTCTACTGTCTCCCGCACCTCGCAGAAGAAATCGGCGCGTATGATCACTCAGCAGAGCCGGCCATTCAGAGCTATCACGACCACTTATCATCCCAGTTATGAATCTTGATGAGTACCCCCAGAAAATCTTTGACGCGGGCGAAGCCTGGACGAAGGCGGTCACCGTTCACGATCTGAAGAAGCTCGAACTGGAAGGCCATCAAGCCAGTAAGTATCTCCGCTTTAAAGCCAGTGACCCCAAAGCCTCGATCCCCCAACTCGAGGCCATGATCGACAGTGATGAGTCCAACATTGCACTCGAGACGGCGCTCATTCATTGCAAGGCGGATGTCGAACTGGCCAAGCTGAAGTACGAGTTCCTGGCCCACTACTACG